CATCATAATTATCCAATGAATAAAACTAATTTGTACAATGAGTATAAAAAAACTATATCTTCTTACAAAGATAATTATTTAAAAGAATCTTATGAAAAATACAATTATTTAAAATCAGAAATTCTTTTATAATTTTTTCTAAACTTTAAAAAAAAGGTTTTAATTTTTTTATTTTTCTTTTTTTCATCATTTTTAACAAAATGCTCTGGCCCACCAGAAAAATGCCACCAGCCATCGCTATTAATGCTAGTAAACTTAGAATGATAGTTTCTGGGGCTCATATTAATACTCCTAGTTTATAGAATTACTTTATTTTTTATTTTTTCATTTGTTGCATCACCCATAAAAAAAGATAAAACGTATCTTTCTCCAGATATTATTTTTTTAACAGCGTGCACAGTGCCTTCATTTGCCCTATGTACTATTGCCATACCAGACTTGGGTTTAATTTCTATATTTATATTTGGGTATACAATTTCCCCACCTTTGTAATTATCATTTATGTAAACAATTGCTCCAAATTGCCATGGATCTTCCTGTCCATCATGATGAGGCTCCATTGCCCAATCTTCACTATCATTAATGCTTGGTAAATATCTTCTTATTGTTTCTCCCTTTACAACTGATAAATTTTTGTTGTCATCTATGCTTTCAAAAATTCTTTTTCTAATTAAGGAGAACAGCTCTTTGTTTTTAATATTTTTTATTTTTCCAGACCACTGATCGGTCAGTATTAGATCCTTGCTTTGCTCAACCCAATTATCTTCTTCAGCTTCATTTTTTAGCATAAAAATTTCTTCTTCTGATAAAAAGTTTTCTACATAAAAAATGTCTGGGGTTACATATATCTTGTTCATATAATCTATTATACATCAAATAAAATGCAAAACCCATTTGGAGGCGGATCCAAATGGGTTTGTATGCATATAGCATAATGGGGAGCATAAATGCTCAACCCAATCTTATTGTAATGTTTATTATTTTTTAAGTCAATACTATTCTTCAGTATTTTGAGTAAAGCTTGGGCTTGGACCGAGTAAATACCCTTGTTCATGATATTCAACCATTCTAGATGTTTCTTCTCCGCCAGCCACTTTGTTTGCTATCAATGTAAGCATGTCGTAAATTCTATGAAGCATTATATAATTTACCATAGGCAAGTTATCTTCTATTGATTGCTCTTCATTGTTTTCCATATTTTTCCACCGCCTTAATTATTTCATCATAAAAGCCAAAACCGATAAACTTTTTATAGTCACAAGATAGGCAGTATAAATAAACCTCATCAATATCTGTTTGGTTAGAAAAAAGAAGACCTTGATCTAGTGGACATTCCAGTCTAGATACAAGGCCTTCTTCAGAAAGTGCTATGTATTTAGATACATACTGTATCTTACGCATTTTCTCCTACTTCTGTGTAGTTGGGAATTTTAAGTAAAACTCCTTTGCTCTTGGGGTTAAACCCTTCCAAGCCGACCAATTTAAACCGCCATTAGTCATGTAGTACGTTATCTCTGCATTTATTACTGGATCAAATAATAGTACATTTGATCTCAGGTCAAATTTTTCTTTACGAGCAACACCAAGGTTTCCCAACATGTTGATCTGAAAAATTCCATAGGAACTGTCTCCAGTATTCCTGTTGCCATTGTAGGCTAATGGGCGTCCACTGGACTCCGTCTTAGCTATGGCCCAAGCCGTTCTAAGGGCTTTTCCTTCAAAACCTACTGCTGCCAGTAGTTCTTTCAATTGATAGTCTGAAAGCTTTTCCGAAGGCTTGTAAACAGTATTGCTGTACTTTTCTAAGGTTTCTTTCTTAAGTTGTACTTCTGTCTTTGGTTGTACTTTTAAAGCTTGAGCAGGAGTTGCAATTACAGTATTGTTTGTAAATAGAAATAATGTTATCATTACTACTACAGTTGTACTGTGAGCAAAATCACTCAGCTTTTGTTTTATATTCTCCATTGGCATTTCCTCCTTTAGAGAGATAACGAACTATAATAATAACATCTACTAGCAAGTAGTGTCAAGCCAGTCAACTAGGAAGGTTTTATGCAAATATCGTTTTCAACACCAACTATTAATATGAAAAATAATAATGGCTACGGTTATGCAGGCTTAAACATAGTTGAATCTTTAATTAATTTAGGACATTCTGTTCCATTTCAGAGTCCGAAGGCTCCAGTTCAATTAAATTTTTCTCAACCAGATCATTTTAAGATGCATAGGAAACAATATCAAATATCTTATACCCCATGGGAATCTACTGTAATACCATCAATATGGAAACCCAATCTAGAACTTGTAGATGAAATATGGACAACATCAGATTGGTGTGCAAATGTGTTTGAATCAAACGGTTATTCCGATGTTAAAGTTTTTCCACATGGAGTTTCATCTGCATGGACTCCAAAAAGAAGAAATGATGATGGAGTAATTAGGTTTTTACATATTGGAGAGCCAGCACCAAGAAAAGCGGGACAAATGGTGTTAGACGCATTCTTATCTTTATTTGCAGATAACCCAAATTACTCATTAACTATAAAAGCTTATGGGGTTAATACTACTAGAGTTTACAATAACTACATAGATAAGAACATAATCGGTTTGCCTCAAAATATATATGAAAATGTTAATGTTGTAACAGATAATCTTAATGAAGAAGATTTGGTAAAGCTTTATCATGATCATGATGTTTTAGTTTATCCAAGCTATGGAGAAGGGTTTGGCTTTATACCACTTCAAGCTTTAGCTACTGGCATGCCAACAATATGCACAGCTGCTTGGGCACAGTACAAAAATTATCTTGGCCCATTAAAATTAAAATCTCAACTTATAGACTCACCATGGCAGTTTCCACATGAAGGTAAAGTTTTTGAGCCAAGCCGTCAACATCTAGTTGAACTTATGAGAGAAGTTTCAATTAATTTTAACGCTTATTCTGGATATTATTACTCTCAGGCAACTAAAATACATGAAGAGTATAACTGGATTCAGTTAACTAATAATGCGTTTTCAGATATATTTAAAAAGTTTTCTAATCCCTTCCCTCAGTAAATAAAGTTTGATACACTTAGGGACTAATTAAAATTTAACAACCGCAAGGCGGAGAAAAGGTGACTCGTAAATGTCAAGAACTATTGAAAACCCATATGAAAACTTTATTGCATTATCTCGTTATGCAAGATGGCTAAAAGAAGAAAATCGCCGTGAAACATGGGGTGAGACAGTAGATAGATATTTTGACTTTATGTTAAATCATTTATCAAAAATGAATTATGTCCCAGAAGATAAGTTAGTAAATGAACTAAAGCAAGCGGTATATGATAGAAATGTTATGCCTTCCATGAGATCTGTAATGACTGCAGGTGCCGCACTAGATCGTGATCATGTCGCAGGGTACAACTGCTCTTTTGTTCCAGTGGACAACCCAAGATCATTTGACGAAACTATGTATATTCTTATGTGTGGAACAGGAGTGGGTTTTTCTGTTGAATACAAATATATCAATAAGCTTCCATCAGTTCCAGAAAAATTAGAAAAGTCAACTACAGTAATTACAGTAGATGATTCAAAACAAGGTTGGGCAAAAGCATATCGTGAACTGCTAGCATTGCTATGGTCGGGACAAATACCAGCAATTGATGTAAGTAAGCTACGTCCAGCAGGTGCACGACTTATGACTATGGGGGGAAGATCTTCTGGGCCACAACCATTAATTAACCTTTTTGATTTTACAATTGCAAAGTTTAAGTCTGCAGCAGGCCGTCAATTTAAGCCAATTGAAGCACATGATATTATGTGTAAGATTGGCGAGATTGTTGTTGTCGGTGGTGTGCGTCGATCTGCAATGATTTCTCTTTCAAACATTAACGACATTGAAATGGCACAAGCAAAGTCAGGTAACTGGTGGGAGAATAATTCACAGCGTGCCCTTTCAAACAACTCTGTTGCATATTCTCGCAAACCAGAGATGGAGCAGTTTATTGCAGAATGGAAGTCTTTATATGATTCAAAATCTGGAGAGCGTGGAATTTACAATGTTGCAGCTGCTCAAAAACAAGCTGCTAAGTTTGGTCGTAGAGATCCAGAAGTTCACTATGGCACAAACCCATGTTCAGAAATTATTTTGCGTCCTTATCAGTTTTGTAATCTTTCAGAAGTCGTATTACGTGAAAAGGATACAAAAAAAGATATTGAAAGAAAAGTAGAATTAGCAACTATACTTGGAACATGGCAGTCAACTCTTACAGATTTTAAATATTTACGTAAGATTTGGAAAGATAATACAGAAGAAGAAAGATTGTTAGGGGTTTCTTTAACTGGACAATTCGGACATAAGTTTATGTCTGGTAAAGAAGATCTAGTTTCTTTAGAGGCATTCCTGATGTCATTGAGAGAAAAAGCAAGAGAAACAAATAAGGATGTAGCTGGGAAAATTGGGATTCCTGAGTCTGCCGCAATTACTTGCGTAAAGCCTTCAGGAACTGTTTCCCAATTGGTCGGGGTGTCTTCAGGAATGCATGCATGGCATTCAGATTATTATATTCGCACTGTTCGTGGTGACAAAAAAGATCCACTTTCAACTTTCTTAAAAGAAGTTGGAATCCCAGTAGAAGATGATGTGATGAAGCCAAATGACACTCATGTATTTTCATTTCCAGTAAAAGCACCAGAAGGTGCAATAACAAGAAATGATTTAACTGCCATAGAGCATCTAAATATATGGCTTGTATATCAGCGTGCTTGGTGTGAGCACAAACCATCAATTACAGTTTCAGTAAAAGAAGAAGAATGGATGGAAGTAGGAGCTTGGGTTTATAAGCATTTTGATGAAGTATCTGGAATTTCATTCCTACCTCACTCAGATCATTCATATAAGCAAGCCCCGTACCAAGAAGTAACCAAAGAGCAATACCTAGACCTTGTTTCTAAAATGCCAAAGAATATTCGATGGGAAGATCTATCTTTTTATGAAACAGAAGACGGCACAAGTGGAACTCAAACCCTTGCCTGTACATCTGACGGTAATTGTGAGATTGTAGATATATCAGCATAGTGGTAGAATAATAGAATTGGGGAAACCCAAAATTCTGGGCACACCGCCCAAAATGGAGATGATAAAATGAGTAAATTCGATAAAGCGGATTTAAACAAAGATGGAAAGGTAACAATGACAGAACAATTATTAGCAGCTTTAGGAACATACGCAAGAGCATTCCTATCTGCAGCAATTGCATTATATATGACTGGGAATACAAATCCAAGAGATCTTCTCATGGGTGGAGTTGCAGCGGTAGCTCCAGTTATCCTAAAGGCACTAAGCCCAAGCAACCAAGAATTTGGTTTTAAAAGCCCAAAGTAAATAGTTGATTAGAAATACTCCTGTGCTAAAATTGGTACAGGAGTATTCCTATTTAGGAGACTATGGCAAATGGCAGTATCAAAAAACTTTGAAGTAGATCAAAATGCTACATTCATTTTTGAAGTTCAATACACTTTAGAAGATGAAGTAACGCCTATTGATATTACTGGTGCATCCGCAAAGATGCAGGTTCGTGACACCCAAGGTGGTTCTAAGTTAGCTTTTACATTAACTTCACCAACTGGCGGGATTACAATAAATGGCCCACAAGGAACATTAACTGTAAAGATGACACCTACTCAAACAAACAAGCTGTTCTATCCAAAATCTTCTTATGACATTATGATAATTGATTCTAATGGGAATAAAATAAAACTCCTTGAGGGTTTTATGACGCTCAGTAGATCGGTTACCATCTAATGGCTGAAAAAGTAATAGTAAAAGAAACCAAAAATAAAGTAATCATTTCAACTCCTGGCCCACAAGGACCAAGGGGTAGAACTATTTTGAGTGGTACAGGCGCACCTGCTAATAATTTAGGCTTACAAGGCGATTTTTATTATAATACCTTAACAACAGATTTTTATGGACCAAAATTATCAGACATTACTTGGTCTAATGCAACAGTAATAAAGTTTATTCAAGAGGGTGCAGAATATGCATACACAACATCATGGGAGCTTACTCAAGTTTCTGGACCAATTAATAATCAATATTACGTAGAAATAAATCACAATCTAGGATTCTATCCAAACGCTACTATAAAAGACAGTGCAGGAGATTTAGTAGAAACAGGAATAGATTATAGCAATACCAATAAAATAACACTGACTATGGCTCAACCATTTTCAGGGACAGCATACCTGTCATAAAGGAGAATAACAAATGGCTAGAAAATTTTTAGTTAGTTTAGATCTCAATAAAAATGAGTTATTAAACGCTAGACTACAAAATCTGTCCTCCGACCCATCTTCACCAGTGGCAGGTCAGATTTATTACAACACGCAAGAAAATGTAACAAAATTTTACGATGGAACACAGTGGATTGCTGGTGGCTCAACCAAGTTTGGCAATACAGCGTCTAGACCAGCTGCATCAAAAGCTGGAACCCTTTATATTGATACACAAACAAGTACAATATTTTTAGACAACGGTACAGCCTGGCTTCAAGCTACAGTAAATGCTTCAGATGTATCAAATGCAATAGATGCCCACAATAATTTAACAAGTGGGGTTCATGGAGTAACTGGAGATGTAGTTGGTACTTCAGATACACAAGATATTTCAAATAAGAGAGTTATAGATACACTTTACTTTACAGATGGTGTAACTATTGCTAATGAAGGCGAAATTGCAGTTCGTGCAGTAAGCCACGATTTTGATGTTAAAGCTAACTATGGAGATTTAAATCTTACTTCGTCTGCTGGAGATGTAAATGTTACATCAACCACTGGAGATATTATTCTTAATCCAGATAGTGGAGCATACGTTGGTTCAGTTTCATCAGGTAATCAAATCGCAACAAGAAGCACATTAGACAGCCTTATTGGAGACAACACAGTAGACGGATCTGCTGGCAATACCGTTAAGGATAGAATTGATTCAGCAATCAACAATCTTGTTGATGGAGCACCTGGTCTTTTAGATACACTTAATGAAATTGCAGCAGCAATTAATGATGATGAAAATTATTTCACAACAGTAACAAACGCAATTAATACAAAGCAAAATACACTAATACCTGGTGACGGCATTGATATTGACGGCAGTTCAAACATAACAGCAAAGCTAGGAACAGGACTTACTTTTGATAGTTCTGGAAATATTATTCCATCTGCTGGTTATGGAGTAAGAAAACATGCTGAGACAATTGGCGATGCAACACTAACATCATTTTCTATAAACCATGAATTTAATACAAAAGATGTAACTGTTCAGGTTTTTCAAAATGCAGCAGATTACGGACAAGTTGAAGTAGATGTTGAACATACACATGTAGATTATGTAACCATTAAGTTTGCCTCAGCGCCAGCTTTAAATGAGTTTAGAGTTGTAGTTATAGGATAATTATGTCAAGACGTATGATGGTTCCCTTAAAGTTCCTAACTCTTTCAACAGACCCGTTAATCGGGTCTGTTGGGGAGGTATACGTCAACACAATTACAAAAAATTTAAGGGTTCACAATGGAATCTCTTGGATTGATTTAACTCCAGCATCAACTGACCCAGCTCCGTTCTATATGCATACACATACATATGATGGAGCAGTTCACACAATTGATGTTGAAAATCCAATTAATTTCTTAGAGTTAAATAAGAATGCAAATACACCAACTGTTTCTCTTCCAGAAGTAATTGGAATTATTGGTGGAACACCGTCTTCTGAATCAACCGCTTATCAACAAGATCTAGATTTATTTGATGGAGGAAACCCAAATTCAATATACTATCCAGAATCTGGATATTCTGGTCATGGCGGCGGAGCAGTACAGCTTGAAATTTTATATGATGGAGGAGACTCTACACAATAATGGCTGCCACTATATTAATTAAAAGAGATACATCAACAAATTGGTTTAACAATAATCCAATTTTAAGATCTGGTGAATTTGGTTTAGAAACAGATACTAGAAAAATTAAAATTGGTAATGGGCAAAGATGGAATAGTATAAATAAATTTATGCAGCCTTCAGAAAATAACCTAGAGGCTTTACTTGTTAATTATATTTTAGCATCAGAAAAAGGAGCAATTAACGGTATTGCAACTTTATATTCTTCTGGTAAAA